CATGCGAGCCGGGTGTTGGTGCTGTGCCCCAACGCGGTGAAGGACGTCTGGTCAAAAGAAGTCGTCAAGTGGGCACCCGACCGTGTGGCCACCGTGCTGCGGGGTAGCAACCAGGCTGCCAAGCTCAAGGTGTTGGAGGAGTTCAGTGAGGGGTACCTGGTAGTTAACTACGAGGCGGCCCGGGAGAGGCGCGAGAACGGCGGGCTACTGGCCGAGCTGCTGGCCATGGACTGGGGCGTGGTGGTCGTAGACGAAGCCCACAACGTCAAGAACCGAAAGGCGCAGCAGACCCAGGGCATCCGGAAGCTGGCGCTCCGGGCCGAGTGCGCGTACCTGCTAACCGGCACCCCCATCATGAACCGGATAGACGACCTGTGGTCGCCCCTGAACATGCTCTACCCCAAGCAGTACGGCTCGTTTTGGGCGTTCGCCAAGAAGCACACCTGGGTCACTCAGGGCCCGTTCGGCTGGCAAATAGACGGCAGGCCCCGGGCACCTGAGGCGCTCAGGCGCGAGCTGGCCCCGTTCATGCTGCGACGTGAAAAGCAGGAGGTGTTCCCCGACATGCCGCCCAAGATGTATCAGAAGCTGTGGGTCGACCTGGAAGGTGAACAGCTCCGAATATACAAGGAGCTGGAATTCCTGGCCATGTCCCAGGTGACGGAGGACATGCTGGTGATAACCCCCGGGGTGCTGGCTCGGCTGACCCGGTGCAGGCAAGTGGCCATTTCGCCCGGGCTGATTGGCGGCGAGTCGACGGGGGCCAAGCTGGACGCACTCCTAGGGGTGCTGCACGGCACAGAGAAGAAGGTCATCGTGTTCTCGCAGTTCGCCCAGGCCATCAAACTGGTCAGCAGAATCTTGACCGAGGAGGGAATACCGCACCTGACCATGACCGGGGATACCCCGGACGCAGACAGAGCCGGGGCGGTGGAGCGGTTCCAGACCGACCCCGGCATCCAGGTCATCCTGATGACCACCCAGCTGGGCGGCGTGGGGTTGACCCTGACAGCCGCATCGGTGGTGGTCTTCTTAGACAAGATGTGGACTCCAGCCCAGAACGAGCAGGCCGTCGACCGGACCCGGCCCCACCTGCAGAAGGAGTCCGTGCAGGTGATAGAGATACTGGCCGGGGACACCGTCGACGAGATGGTAGAGGAGGTGTTGGAAGGCAAGGCATCCATCATCGAGGCCGTAGTGGCCCGGAAGCGGAAGGTAGGCGGGATTGACAAGCTTTGACAAGTATGATACAATGGAAATAGGCACCAAGGGAGGTAGACTGATGGAAGGTACGGTGAGTTGGTCCCAGATACGGACCTGGACCACGTGCAGACAGAAGTGGTACTGGCTCTATCGGGTGGGCATAGTGCCCAAACGGATGCGTCGGGCCCCGAGCATCGGGTCCTGCGGCCACGTGGCCCTGGCGGCGGTCACCGCCGGGACGGACTGGGAGGCGGCGGTAGACGCCTGGCTGCAGGAGGAGCTGGCCAAACCCATGTTCGACGAGGAGGTCGAGGAGTACCACAAGGTGGCCGACCTGGTACGGGGCATTATCCCTAGGTATGTCGCCCACTACCAGGACACGTTCGAGCCGGTAGTCGTCGAGCGGAGGTTCAACATCCCGGTATCGGGCGTCAAGACCCGGCTCGTTGGGTACTGGGATGCTATCGTCAAGGACCGTGACGGCAAGCTCTGGCTCAAGGAGAACAAGATGCCCCAGCATGGATTCCGCACCTATGAGGACTTGGTCCTCGACGGACAGATAGGGGTTTACCAGTGGGCGGCCCGCAGGAGTGGGTTCCCCGTGGTCGGTACCATCTTCGACCAGTTGCTGGCGAAGCTCCCTGCGGAGCCCTCAGTGAACAAGGATGGGTCACTGTCCCGGGCGAAGGTCTACACGGACTGGGGGACCTACAAGGCCCGGCTGCTGGAGCGCGGACTAGACCCAGCCAACTATGCCGAGATGGAGGACAAGCTATCGGGGTTCGAGTTCTTCAAGCGGGACTACATCTACCGGCCACCGTCCGAGGTGAAGCAGTTCACTGAGGGCATGCAGCAGAAGGTGTGGGAGCTGTCCGCGACCAGGAAGCGCATCTACCGATGCGATTCCTTCATCAACTGCTCAGGGTGCGACTACCGCGAGCTGTGCATCGAGCAGGCTAAGGGCCGGGACGTTCAGGACCTGATCGAAATGAGCTTCGAGCCCAGACAACCAAGGAAGGAGGAGCAGAAGGATGACGACGAAACCACGACCGCCTAGCGCGACCACTGGGGCCGCCCCACCGACGGACCTGCCCGGGCTGCGCATCTACAAGCCCGAGATAGTGGACTATAAGCTGAAGGCGCTCTTCTACGGCCCGCCCGGGGTCGGGAAGACGTCCCTTCTGGCGACGGCGAACCTGCACCCGTCGACGGCTCCCATACTCATCATCAACGTGGAGGGCGGCATGCTCAGCGTCACGGATACGACCGCCCTGGGTATGACCGAGGCCCCCGATGTGGTGGACCTGACCAGCTACGACCAGCTGGGGGACATCTTCTGGTTCCTGGCTAAGGGCGACCACCCGTACAGGTCGGTGGGCATCGACTCCCTGGCAGAGCTGAGGACCCTCAACCTAGACTCCGTGGTCGGGAGGTCGATAGCCAAGAGCGGAGGTAAGCGCACCTCCCCGGACGAGGTGTTCCTGGATGACTACGGCACCTCGAACACCCAACTCAAGCGGGCGCTCAGGATGTTCCGTGACCTGCCGATGCACGTGTTCTACACGTGCCACGACAGCGCCAGCCAGGACAAGGAGAAGAACGAGGTCGTATGGCCGGACCTACCGCCCGGCCTTAAGAGTGCGGTAGTCGGATACATGGACGTGGTCGGGTACATGTACGCGCAGAGCACCAGCGAGGAGGACGGCACCGAGTCCGTCCAGCGTCGGATGCTGTGCCAGCCCTACAGCAAGTGGTGGGCCAAGGACCGGTCGCCCGGCTCCCGACTCGGGCTCTGTGTGGACGAACCCTCGATACCTAAGCTGATCGATCTCATAACGAACAGAAAGGAAAGTGACCCAAATGCCGCTACCCGGAACTAGTAGGGACAAGGCACCCAGGACCGTAGCCACCACCCCGGGAGGACAGGCCCCGATAGGGCTACCGGTCGCAGAGGAGGAAGTCTTCGAGGAGGACTTCACCGAGGTACCCTCCAGGTACGCTATAGCCGAGGAGGGCCTACACCACGCCAAGGTGGTCGGGTTCGAGAAGTCGGAGAGCAAGTCCGGCAACCCTCAGTACGTCTGGCAGTTCCGCATCCTAGCAGGCAACTCCAAGGGCGTCGAGGTCAGGTACTGGACCAGTCTGCTGCCCCAGGCCAGGTGGAAGGTAGTCGAGGCGCTTGAGGCCGTCGGCGTCGCAGCCAGTGGCAGCGTAGCCCGGTTCGGACTCAGCGACATCATAAACAAGCCCTGCATCATCGAAGTCGTCCACGAGGACTACGAGGGCAAGACCAACCACAGGATCAACAAGGTCTACGGACCCAGCAAGGATACCCTGGCCTTTATGAAGCAGGACGAGTCGGCACCCTTCTAGTAACGGTAAACGCATGGGGCCGGGGTGGACAAACCCCCCGGCCCTAGGGCGACCGACAGTAGGGAGGATGGGGGACATGCGCGATGTTGGTATCCACGGCAGAGAGTTACAGGGCGATGTTGGGGGAGCTGGAGAAGCGGCCCTACATGGTGTGCGACCTGGAGACGACGGGACTGGACCCCTGGAACGGGGACAGGCTGATAGGGGTGTCCATCCACCTACCCGACGAGGGGGGCGGCGACGCCCGGACCTACTACGTGCCGTTCAGGCACGAAACCGGGGGTAACCTACCCATCGAGGAGTTGC